GTGCACTAGTTACGGCTACAAAATATATTGACGATTGTCTTATAGCAGGAGATATTGTTGAATGTGGGGTTTGGGCTGGTGGATCAATCATAGCTTCTAAACTTGCTCACAATAAAACCTCTAATAGGAGCTTTTGGTTATTTGACACATTTGAGGGAATGACGGAGCCAACCATTGAAGATGGGGTAGTTGCTCAAAAGGTTTTTGATTTAGAAACTCAAAACGGTAAAGATTCAAATTGGTTAAAAATTTCAAAAGAAGTTGTTCAAAAAAATATTATAGATACAACTGGCGATGATAATTTTTGTAACTATATTTCTGGCCCAATTGAAGAAACCCTCATTAGCCAAAAGACATTGCTTCCAAGCCAGATCGCAATTTTAAGAATAGACACAGACTGGCATGACTCAACTATGGCTGCCTTAGAAAATCTATTTCACCTGGTTGTGCCTGGAGGAGTTGTTATTTTAGACGATTATGGTTTTTGGGAAGGCTCAAGGCTAGCAACAGAAAGCTTCTTTAAAAAGCAGTCTTTTAAACCATTTCTAATTCCTGTTGATAAAACCACAGTATTTTTTCAAAAACAATAGTTTATTTAAATAGTGCTCGTCCAAAGTAATACAAACCATAGATAGTTCATGTATAATTAATACATGGCTATATTAAACAACTTTGAAAACTTTCTTGAACAAGAAGAATACGAAAACCTTGCTACAAAAATTTTTTCAGAAACGGTATGCAAAGATTGTCAAACCGAATCAACTCCAATGATCAATACTGACAATATGGGTAGAGAAATATTCTGGCAAGACTAAGAATTTATTAGGTTTGCTTCTTTCATTTTGTCATAAATATTGCTCAGCATATATTCTACTGATGGCTGGTTTTGCTCAATAATTTTGTCAGACTCATCTTTACTCATATTTGCTTGTTCGCACATTTTGAGAGTATCTAGGTTCATGCTATCAACCATTAACCTTAGAGCTTCTTCCTTGTTCATTCTTTCTCCTTTTGTTTGTTTCTATTAAGTATATCAAAAACATTATTGTATTTCAAGTTTTGTCGGGGAACCAATAATATTCTCTGACACAGTAGTCCATAACTGATAAGACAAGCTAGGAACAATAGAGGCATTCATCCCATCTATCTCCATATGATATTTAAAGCTGCCATCCTTCTTGTCTTTCTTAAACCAATTTTCGGTTTGGTAATTTAATTTGGTTTTATCAAATACAAATAAATAATACGTCTTTGTCTCATTTTGCGAGGGGACAGAAGACCAATCCTGGTCTGCTTTAGCAACACATACATAATAATCCGCACTAGTAGATACAACATGGGATAACATATCTTCTAAGGTTTTGTGTTTGCCAAGCCTAGATCCAGAAAACTTTAAAACGCCTTTGGATGGGTCATACACGCCTGACTTGATAGAAAAGCTACTTCCAGTCTCCAAAGTCATATCTACACTGACAGAATGGCTCCTATTAGGTTTCCAGTCATTTGTAAAACCTTGCTCTGACAAGACATTTGCTATTAGCTCTTCCAGATATTCTGATGTACAAGGAAGCCTGTATACGCTATGATGTATTTTTAGTTTTTCTATCAAACCAGAAGTTAAGGTTTCTTTTATTGTATCTAGCACTTCTAAAGTATACTCCATATCGGGATATCAAGCAAGCATAGACATCCATCCTACTAGACGTTATTGAGTATGTACTACTCATATATGTCTTATGTTGGTTTGGTATCTCTATTTTCGGCTTCGTTGTATCCCGCCGAATTTAAGCCAAAACATAATGTATAATAGATTTATTATGACAACTACCGATTGGGCACAATTTATTTTAACTTTGCTTTCAATTGGAGCAATTATAGTTGGGGCTATTCGTTGGTATATTAAAGTACAGATTAAGCCTATACACGAAGCGGTTTGCGATATTAGATCCGAAACTAAAACAAACGGCGGAACCAGTATGCGTGATGAGATCAAAGCAATTAAAGCAGAACAAGAAGAAGCCAAGCAACTTCGTAAAGCAACTAGTGATAAACTAGATCATATGTACGATTTATTGCTTGAATATATTTCTCGCTCTAAATAGAGTTTTCCTTTTTCCTTATATATAATATACTTTATATCTTAAAAACTTATTTACGGTATATTCTTTTCTTTATATATTTTAAGTATACACTACCAATATCCTGGACAATATAGATAAAACGGACATAAGGTATATAACCTATTATAACAATTTGGTAACAATTCTTTACATCCTGGTTTATATTTTATTTATGATATAGTTTAAGTATGATACCAAAAATTATTTGGCAAACACATGAATGGGAATATAAAGATCTACCGCACAATTTTAGCCGTTGCATCCAAACGTGGAAAAATCTTAATCCTGAATGGGAATATCGCTATCATTCCGCAATAGATAGAGCAATAGCCGTTAGGGATTTTGATCAAGAGCTTTATGGGTATTATATGTTTGCCGATAAAGTAACCCAATCAGATATCTGGAGATATGTTGTCTTATATCAGCACGGTGGGTTTTACACTGACATGGACTCTGTTTGTGTTATGCCTTTAGAATATTCTTTTAAACAATTTTATAACGGTAAAGATATATTTTGTACAAAAGCTTTTTATAAAGAGCACTATTTAGAAAAAGAGTCTAGATATTTAAACGTAGAAGTTGTTCATAATTCTCCTATTGCTGCAATACAAAAGTCAAACATTCTTAATTTAGTTATACAAAATATAAAAAATAAATATAAAGAAAACTCAGTTTTAGATTTGTATAATGAAATTGAAGTTAATTCAAAAAATCTTACAAGAATACCATCTTATAAATTATGGCTAGGGACACATGCTTTTGGAATTGTTGTGTTTGATAATAGAGAAAATATATGTTTTGACTATTATGGTGATTTACACTCTGGATCATTAAAAACAAACTTTATATCAAATTTTTTAGTAAACTATTATGGTGAAGAAATATCTTATTCAGATTTGTGTAATAGGATGGGTTGGCAGAATTCTCTCTAACGTAAAATATCAGGGATATTTAATAGTTTAATATAAAATATGTTATAATTTCTATGCTAGCACCTAGATTCTACCCCCCACCCCACTGCGTCTAGGTGTTTAGCTTTTTATTTAATGGTATAATCAATTATTATGTGCGCTCCTATAATAGAAAAATTTGGTGCTACACCAGCCAACATCCAGTGGACAGTAGTCCGTGGAGATACAGCAACCCTACTTGTGGAATTTCTAGAAGATGATGAAGTAACAGGTTTTGATACAACTGACTGGACATACAAGGCAACCTCATACGATCCAGCTGGAGACGTTTTAGACGCACTGGGAGTAGAAGCAGACGGACATTTAGTAACAATAACCGCTCCAGCTTCAGTTACATCAAACTGGGGTACGGCATATAAACAAGTTGCTGCAGAGTTAAAATTTGATTTACAAGTAATAATAGAGGGTGGAAGTGGAGTAGATGCAGACACTGTATGGACTCCAGTACTTGGAACTATTTGTGTTCTTAGCGATATAACTTCAGGACTATAATGACAGTTATTAAAGTTTCAACACCAACACCATTGCTACCGCCAGTTATTAAAATTGGTAAAAAAATATTTAAAACAAAAATAAAGTAGTTGAGGATAAATCATGACTAAGAGCATGGAATTTCCTCAAAAGAAAAAATACTCAGAAACTGTTCAAGAAAAAAAATTAATAGAATATATAGCCACTCCTGGAATGCAAGGGGAAAGGGGAGATATAGGGCCACAAGGACCACAGGGAGAACGTGGTTTAAAAGGCGATAAAGGAGATCCTGGCAAAATAGGACCACAAGGCCCTAAAGGAGAGCGTGGAGAGCCAGGAAAGGGTGCAGAAGGATATGACAGCGCATCTGGACAGTATCCAGGATGGGCGTATTATAAAAATAAAAATGAAAATAAAACAAGTATTGGTCCCGAAAGAGGAGAAGATGGTTGGGTATCAATATTTTTAGATATAGATGAAGAACAAAGTATTGAAAAATATCTTCCAAATAAATCTGTATCACTGTTAAATACAGTTGCAGAAAAAATTAATTTTAAAGCACTTCAATATGGTGCAATACTTAATGTTAGATATGACCTAGAAATAGAGACATATAATAATAATACAGAGCTATGGATTAGAACATTTTCTGTAGATAACGAAAACTCGGTTACTGGATATCTTGGAAATCTAAAATATCAATATTTATACGATCTTTCCTTTTGTCAAACCATTTTTATAAAAGATATGGCGATCAAGGGTGCTGGAGGTATACCACAAATTAGATCAGATAATGAAGGCTCTGTTATACTAAAAGGCATATATATATCAGTTTCTTGATGGTATAATATTACAGGAGGAACAATGGCATTTCCAGGAACATACAATTTTTCATACTATCGCGGTGATACCGCTGAATTTGTAATACGACCAAAGACGTCAAATGGTGCAGCCTTTGATTTAACAGGTTTTTCAGCAGATTTTTTTATTGCCAATACAAGAGGTCCAAACCCAACACAGTCTTATGAAGCACAAGCAGTAGTTTCTGGAGTTACAGACACAGTAACCTGCACTATATTGCCAGGACTTGGAAGAGACCTTGTTGCTGGAACATATGTTTATGATGTTCAAATAAGCGACGGACCATTAGAAATTTATACAATTTTAACTGGAACGATAACTGTTACAAATGATATTTCTGGAGCAGATGAATCATAATGGTTGATGTTTTATTAAATACTGAAAATGTTGTTGTTCTAGGTCCTCCAGAAACTATTGATGTTTTAATTGACATTGGACCACAAGGAACTCGTGGAAACAAAATTATAGTTGGACCTGCTGAGCCAAACTCTTTAACATCTAGTGGGGTTATTTTAGGACAAACTTTAATACTAAATGATATGTATATCAATGCAGCACCTGGAACAGACTATGGATATATGTATCAATATGTTTCAGGACCTGGTGCAAATACCTGGGTGCCAGTTTTAAAAGTAAGTCCAGCGATTTACTCATCTATAGAAACAGTTTCCTTCACATCTGGTGCAGGTTCAATAACAATTCCAATATCAAGCATAGTAACAGTTAGTGGTTCACCACTTACCGCTTCAAACTTTAGCGTTCAGTTTCAAATTGAAGGAGCAAATCCAATTGCCTCATCAATGGAAATTCCTGCTTTGGCAGGGGCGGGAACAAATTTAGTGATTAACTTTGACGCAATTGAATATAGTGGTGGAAGTTGGTCAAACCTTTCTGGAAATAAAACAGTTCATCTGTTTATTTCTATAGTTTAATAAAAATGGTATAATGTTTAAAGAGGTGAAATATAATGGCTGTAGAAAATATAGGAATTTTAGTACCAACAAAAATTCCAGGATTAATTGATGATGCTAATATTCAAGATGCTTTAAAAGCATATCACTATGGGTCATATGATTTTGATACCGCAGAAACAAATTCAGCAGAACTTTTAAATCCATCTATTGCTTATTCTATTAATAGCTTACAAACTCAAATTACTGCACTTACTGCACTAGAAGTTGCAGCAAGAGATATATCAAGAGCAAGCACTACCGCTCCAGTAGCAGCAGCATTTACAACATTTTCAGATACAATCCCAAATGGATATGTTTGGGTAGACACAGACTCTTCTGCAGGTGTTGGATATTACGGCGCAACCGCTGCATATACAGCAACCGCTCCATCAACAAATTTAGTAAATGGTTTAATTTGGATTGAAAAAGGATCTAGTCCATTAACTATGTATGTTTATAATGCAGATACATCCACTTTTGACGAGATAGGTGCATAATGCCAACAGTGTTTAATTCAGATGGTAAAGCAACTTACGTATATAGCGTAGCAGATGATACTTGGTACCAAGTTTCTGGAAAAACTGACATTTCTGGAACTTTTGAATGGACTGGAACACATAATCACCTTTCATCATTTACAACATCAGATACTTTTGTTGCAAAAAAGGGTATAAATAATTATCTTAATCCAGCAGCAAGAAATTCAGCAATTCCATCTCCAGTTTCAGGAACCCTTGCATTTGTACGTCAAGATGCTAGTGGGGCTACTATAAATCAACTTCAATATTACAGCGGATCTGCTTGGGTACAAGTGGCAGCTGATACAGATCCAACTCCTAACATTTTTATGCTTATGGGTTGTTAGTATGATAGAATAAGGGTTAAGGAGAAAAAATGCCAACAACATACAAAGTATTAGGACAGGCAAATCCGTCTGCAACAACTGAGACTATTCTTTACACTACCCCATCTAGTACACAGACAGTAGTTTCAAGTATTGCAATCTGTAATCAGGCTGGAACATCTGCTACCTTTAGAGTTGCAGTAAGACCTTCTGCAGATGCCACAACCGCTGGAAAACATTATTTGGTTTACGGAACAACTGTTGCTGCAAACGATACAATTATCTTGACCATGGGAATAACCCTTGCTGCTTCAGATAAAATATTAGTGTATGCATCAACTGCAAATATATCGTTTGCTGCATACGGATCTGAACTTGTTTAAAAAAGATGACAATCTCAAAAGCATCCCTACAAAGTTTAGTATTAAAAAAGTTACAATATACAACACCAATTAATGATATTCCAGATGGAGCAACTCCTACTGCAACAGATGTTGGAACATCTCGTCCATTTAATAATGCCTCTGCAACAATTACCTTAGCTGCACCTACAACAGGTGGGCCAGCAACAGATTATACTGTAACATCAAGTCCAGGATCATTTACCGCTACAGGATCATCTCCATTAACAATTACTGGATTGCAGTCTGGAACATCTTATACTTTTACATCAAAAGGAAATAGTGCACTAGGAAGTTCTTACTTGCCAAGTCCAGTATCAAATTCAATTACGGCAACTACTGTTCCAGATGCTCCTATTATTGGTGAAGCAACTAAAGTAAGTAACACTGTAGCAAGTTTGACTTTTACTCCGCCAGCAAGTGGTGGAAGTTCTATTACTGGATACACAATAACGTCGTCTCCATCTGTTTCAATAACTACTCAAAGTGGAACAACTAGTCCATTGACGGCTACTGGCGCATTTCTTGGAGGACAGGCTTATAGCTTTACAATTCTTGCAACTAATGCTAATGGAAATGGCTTAAATAGCTCTGCAAGTCCTGCAAAAATTGTTACGGAAACTTCTGTTCCAGCAAAACCTGCTCCACCAACTGTTACAACAGCAGCCCTTGCAGACACAGTTAGTTGGGTTGCTCCAGCAAATGGTGGAAGTGCTATTACTAGCTATACCTGGGCTTCATCTGATGGCAAAGGTGGTACAGTTGACGACTTAATAACAAGTGTTGTTGTTATTCAAGAAGGAAATACTTCACAAACTTATACAGTTTATGCAACAAATGCAATTGGAGATTCTGCAACATCAGATCCATCAGGTACTGTAACTACCCCACCATTCTTCCCACCATTCTTTCCTTTCTTTCCACCATTCTTCCCGCCGTTCTTCCCACCGTTCTTTCCGCCATTCTTCCCACCGTTCTTCCCACCGTTCTTTCCACCGTTCTTCCCAGCATTTGGATATACAACTCCTACAACTCCACCGTTCTTCCCATCATTTACATATTCATCTAAGAGATTTAAACATGCTATACAAAAAATCATTAATATTAGTTTAAAAAATATTAAATAAAAAATAACCCCCCAAGGACAAAATCCAAGGGGGGTATTTTATTTAACTTTATTTTTTACATGGATATTTGTTGTACCATTCCTGATACCGTTTCCCATTGAGGGATGACCATGATGACCAATCTGTTCCGCTTTTTGTCATGTAAAGCGCCACCTGTGCATTTGTAACTGGGTTAAATAACTCAGCGTTTGATCTTAACTCAAACTTATCTCTGCGATCTGGACCTAATTCACCTATCATGTTTATTTGAAACATTCCATATGAACTATCTCCAGTTTTTAGATTGCCATTAAAAGCAAGTGGGCGTCCGTTAGATTCAGCTTTAGCCACTGCACAAGCAGATCTCAAAGCCTTTCCTTCAAACCCTACAGCCTTTAACAATTCAATCAACTGCCCATCACTTAAACTATGAGCATTTTCGTACTTGTCTAATGTTTTCTCCTTAGAAACCAAAAAAGCCCCTTTGAGGGCTGTTTCAGATTCCTGCGTAGTTTTTATTAGAGTTTTAGTTTCAATAGCATTGGCTGCGTTGCTAAAAGGTGCTATCAACCCAACCATTGCTATCAAACCCAACCAAAACCCTGTTTTATTTTCTCTCATTGTATATTACCTCCTAGAGTAAAATAACTACCCTTCGGTAGCATACATTAATTGTACCATTATTTGGATCTTTGAGTCAAGTTAAAATAATAAAAATAAAAATATTCTAAATATTATTATAGTTAGTGGTATAATAATTAAACTATGGCAACATTTAGAAATGCATCATTAAGCTCATATTTTATTGGCTCTGCCCCGCCAAATGTAAGTTGGACAATTGTAAGAGGAGACACAGCTGCTTTTAGAGTATATGTAACAGACGACAATCAAGATCCACTTGTTATTGAAGACTGGACCATTGCTATGGAAATAAAAAGACCAAACACCTCACCTGGAAACTTTACAGATGATGCTGAGTTAATTGTAGAATTAGCTCCAGTTGCAACAGAAATAGATGGTCCAGGAGAGTTTACAGTTTTTTTAAATAGTCAAGAATCAAATCTTTTAGAAACTGGCGACATATTTGATATTGAATTAAGTGATGCTAGCCGTGTTTGGACGGTAGCTAGAGGAACAACAATTGTTATAGAAGATGTAACAAATAGTGAGTCATAATGGCTTCAGTAACAGTAATAGATACACCACAAACCCAATTAAAATCAATATCTCAGGCAGATTATTCAAAAACTAAAATATATAGTTTTACAAAATTAACTAAAATACAAGAAGTTCTTCCATTTAGGGTTAATTTTACAAACATTGGGATAGCGCCAGCAAATGCAGGTGTTCCTGGAATTGGACTTCAGATAATTGGAATTAATAACTATATTCTTTAAAATAATGATACAATAGGGCTATGGCAAAAATATCAATAGCAAACATCAAGTCTTTATTTCAAACTGGTGACAGACCAACACAAGAAAACTATGTAGATTTGATTGACAGCACTTCTGCAAGATCAACAGACCTTGGTTCAGATGGTAATAATGAGTCTACAATCAATGGTATTGAAAACTCAACAATTTTTGATAATTTTTTAGCAAGTGAGTGGAGATCAGTAAAATACATGATCTCAATTAAAAAGACTTCTGGTGGTGCAAATAAATATTGGGCCACAGAATTAACCATAGTACCTGATGCTACAGATGTAAGTGTCAGTGAATATGGAACAGTAGACAATGATGGGAATATTGGCACCATCTCCGTGTCTAGAGCAGGAGATACAGTTTCACTAACTGTAGTTCCAGTGGGTGGGCAAACACCAATAACCTTGCGCTATTTGCGTATTGGGTTAAAGGCCTAACTAAGGAGATAAAATGGCAACAGTAACAAAAGATTTTAGAGTAAAAGCGGGACTGGTAGTTGAGGGATCAACTGCGACCGTTAATGGAAAGAATATTATCACAGCAGGTGTCGTTGACGCTAAAGGTGATTTAATTGTTGGTAGTGCAGATGATGCAGTTGTTCGTTTAGGTATTGGCTCAAATGGTCAAGTACTTACAGCAAACTCAGGTGCAACATATGGCGTTGAGTGGTCAGCCCCAGCAGCAGTTGGCGTATTTGGTTCAAGCATTGAGTTTGAAGGATCTACAGCAAATGATTTTGAAACAACACTTGCAGTAACTGACCCAACAGCAGACCGCACAATCACACTTCCAGATGCAACTGGTACAGTAGCACTTACTTCAGATATCACAGTAACAGCATCATCAACAAATACATTTTCAAATAAGTCAATATCACTAGCAACAAACACAATAACTGGAACTACTGCAGAATTTAATACTGCTCTTTCAGATTCTAACTTTGTAACTACTGGAGATACTGGCACAGTAACTAGCACAATGATCACAGACGGAACTATTGTTGACGGCGACATTAATGCATCAGCAGCAATTGCACAGTCTAAGATTCAAGGCCTTACTACTGATCTTGCAGGCAAAGCTTCATCATCAGATCTTACAAATCACACAAATGCAACAGAAGCACACGGTGCAACTGGTGCGGTAGTTGGAACAACTAATACACAGACCCTTACAAATAAGACTCTTACAAGCCCAGTAGTTTCAGGACTTGCACTTTCAGATTCAAGCGTAGTATTTGAAGGTTCATCTGCAGATGATAATGAGACAACTCTTACAGTAACAAACCCTACAGCAGATCGCACTATTACTTTGCCAGACGCTACAGGTACTGTTGCTCTTACAAACAATAAGTTAGATGTTTTTGCAGCAACTACTTCAGCAGAACTTCGTACAGTAATCTCTGATGAGACTGGTACTGGCGGACTTGTTTTTGCTGATACCCCAACACTTGTAACACCAAACATT